GAACTTAACTACATTAACCAGCTGCTACTTGATGAACTGCAGCGCATTAAAACTACAAAGATGTCTGAGGAAGAGGCAGCCCTAGCGCGACAAGCTGCCTACGCTAAATATAATGCGGCTATCCAGCAATCAGGCGGCTTAGCCGAGGCCAATTTTTATACCGAGAAAACACAGGTAGAACTGCTATCTATTGCTAAATTAGCATCGTTAGATAAAGTAGCAGCGGCTCAGGCCACAATGGATATTCTTAATTACACTACACAAACTGACATAATTGCTCGTATTGCAGCTGCTCAAAAGGTAGCCGATGATGCTAAATACCAAGCCCAATTAGCCTACTTAGAATTACTTGCAAGGCCAGTAGTTATACCTGCCCCTATTTACGTCGGCGGCGGTGCTAAGAAACCAGAATTTGGCGTAGGTGGGCAACCTATTTATCCTGAAGGCGGCGGCTTTGCTGATTATTTACCGCCAATGGGCACTAGCTCAACTGGATCAGTAGATAATTCGGTAACAGTAATTGTTGAAGGCTCAGTATTAGATGGTGAGGATTTTTCAGATATTATCAATCGTACGATGCTAGACAATATTCGTAGAGGCTTAACACAATTCCCAGCAGGATCGTTGCCAGGCTAGTGACAGTTCCAACGATTAACGCAGTTATTAACTTTGGTACCGGGCCTGCAACGGCACAAGCTTTTATAATTGGAGAAGGCATATTTGGTACTAACGTATTGGCAGACTCAGCTGCGTTAATTGTGGATGTATCTAACGTAGTAGATAGTGTTACTACTAGGCGCGGCAGATCAGCTACAGCCGATGAATTTCAGACAGGAACACTAACGCTGCGCATTGTGGATCAAAACGGCGATTTCAACCCACAAAATCCAGCAAGCCCATACTACGGCTATCTAACCCCTATGCGTAAGGTATCAATATCTGCTACATCGGCTGGCGTTACTTATCCAATGATCAGCGGATTTATTACTAGCTACACAACAACTACGCCGCGCAACGCTAACGATGTTGTATATACAACTATCACAGCTGTAGATGCTTTCCGCCTGGCTCAAAATGCCCAGATCAGTACCGTTACAGGTGCATCCGCTGGCGATCTAAGCGGTACAAGAATTAATCAAATCCTTAATACGATCTCATGGCCAGCATCGATGCGTGACGTAGATTCCGGACTAACCACGCTGGCTAACGATCCTGGTACTGCCCGTACTGCCCTAGCAGCTTTAACTACTGCAACCAATAGCGAGTACGGCGCAATCTATGTAGATGCTGCTGGATCGTTCGTATTTCAGGATCGCACCGTAACGGTGGCAAGTATCGGCGGTACGCCTACCGTGTTTAACGATAACGGCACAGATATTGGCTATGCCAATGCCGTATGGCGATTAGATGACACCCTTGTATTTAACCAGGCTAATATCACTAGATCAGGTGGCAGCGTTCAAAGTGCTACAAACGCAGCTAGTGTCGAGAAGTATTTTGCACACACTTATAACCAGCAAGACTTGCTCATGCAGACCGATGCGGTCGCGCTGGACTATGCCCGTGCCTATGTAGCCAGCCGTGCCGAAACTAGCGTTAGATGCGATGCGATCGAGCTAGACCTATACACAGATAACTACGCCAATGGCATATTAGCTGCGCTTGATCTTGATTTTTTTGACCCGGTAACTATTACTACTAACCAGCCAGGTGCATCTACCCTTACAAAGACCCTGCAAGTTTTCGGCGTGGCGCATAACGTTACCCCGAATAAGTGGCGCACTACCTTTACTACACTTGAACCTGTTATTGACGGGTTTATTATTGGTAACAGTAACTATGGAGTTTTAGGACAAAATGTACTTTCATACTAAGGAGATAATAAAATGACGATAGGTATGCCTGCGGTCACCGGGGATGTTATGACGGCCAATATGTTCAATGGCCTAGTGGCATTTACTCTTAATGCTCAAACTGGCACTACATATACAGCGGTATCAACCGATCAGTATCAGGTACTGGTAACGATGAACAATGCATCTAGTAATACTTTTTATATACCTACCGATGCAACTTATGCGTTTCCTAACGGTACTGCTATTACGGTGTTACAAATAGGTGCAGGCGTTACAACGGTAACAGCTACTACACCTGGTACAACTACAATTACAAGCGCAGGTGCAACTAGCACATCGCCTATTTTGGCACGTTATAAAGCTGCAGTAGCCGTTAAATTAGGCACTAATGCCTGGACAATTATCGGTGCGGTGGCCTAATGATTGGCGCAATTACTGCAGGCATTACAGGTGCTATAAACCCGGCAACAGCTACAGGCGGCACGGTAGTTACTAGCGGTGGGTTCAAATATCACACCTTTACATCGTCTGGAAATTTCGTAGTTTCAGGTGGTTCACTAGCTTGTGATTACATGGTAATTGCTGGCGGTGGCGGTGGCGGTAACGGCGGTGGCGGCGCAGGTGGTTATAGAACTGGTACAGCTTTATCTTTAACTGGCACTAATTCGATTACAGTCGGTGCAGGTGGTACAGGCTGTACAAGTGCTAATAACTCAACTGTAGGTAATGACAGCATTTTATCTAGCATTACATCTACTGGCGGCGGTGCTGGCAAAATTTCCATTTCACCCGTAGCAGGTGGATCAGGCGCAGGCGGTACTGCATGGGGTTCATCGGGCAGTTCTGGTACAACTACAGGCGCAGCAGGCAACACACCATCTACATCGCCAAGCCAAGGTAATAATGGTGGCGCAGGTGGCTTAACTGGTTCAACTTATCGAGGCGGTGGCGGTGGTGGTGGCGCAGCTGCAATTGGTTCTGCTGGCGGTATTGCACAAGGCGGTAATGGCGGTGCAGGATCAAACTCATTATCTACCTGGCTTAGCGCAACTAGCACGGGCGTAGGCGGTTATATTGCTGGCGGCGGTGGCGGTGGAAGTAATGGCGTACCTTATTCAACTGGTGGATCAGGTGGCGGTGGCGCAGGCGGCGATACAGGTAACGCAACAGCTGGTACAGCTAATACAGGTGGCGGTGGCGGTGGCGTTTACGGCAACTATCCTGCATCCGCTGGCGGTTCTGGAATTGTAATTGTGAGGTATGCAGTATGAGTCATTGGGCAGAATTAGACGATAACAATATTGTGCTACGCGTTTTAGTAGGCAATAACAATGAGCCAGATGAAGGCCAAGCTTTTATGGAATCGCTAGGCGGTACATGGGTTAAAACAAGTTATAACGGCAATATTCGTAAAAACTTTGCTGGCATTGGTTATACCTACGATGCGACACGCGATGCATTTATTGCACCTAAACCTGATAACGCTACGGGATTTGATGAAAATACCTGCCAATGGATCGTGCCAAATGACCGCAATCAGCTATAACGGCTGGCCAGCATCTAAGGATGTTGAGTCAATCCGTATCAAGTCTTACCCAATCAAGGGCACAAAGATCAAGCTGCGTTGCGCCTATTTCGCTGCGCCGTTACTGGTTGCCTTTGCTGAGCAGTTTAATGAACTGATCGAGCCGATCGATGGCGGTACGCTTGATGACTGGGGCTACTGCTATCGAGATGTTAGAGGCGTACCGGGCAAGTTAAGCAATCACAGCAGCGGTACGGCTATCGATCTTAATGCGACTAAGCATCCGCTAGGTAAAGCTGGCACTTTCCCAGCCGAGAAAATTCCAATGATCCAAGCATTGACCAAAAAGTACGGCCTTAACTGGGGCGGTAACTGGACACGCAAAGATGAGATGCATTGGGAGATAGCACAAGACCCTATAAAGACAGCCAAACTAATAGAGAAGTTAGGATTAAGTTATGCCGAGTAGCGCACAAATATCAGTAGGAACTACAGCCACATTATTAGTAGCTGCCAATATTATGGATCAAACAGTACAGCTGCATAACTTAGGTGGCGGTGCGGTTTATTTAGGTGCGGCTAATGTAACTACGTCTAATGGTTACAAGATGGATAACACAGATAAATTACAAATACCTGTAGGAGATAACGAGGCTTTATATGCTATTACTGCCAGCGGTACTCATACCGTTGCAGTATTGTCACAAGTCAATTAAGGGCATTTAGGAG